GAAAGATCCTCACAAATTCATAAAAAGGACGAGCTTCCACTCCTAGTTGTGGATGTCTTTTTATAATAGTAAACCCCATCCAACGTATCCAATCAATATGTACTTGATTTCTTGCATCTATAATGTTGAACAACAATGGATATTTGTTATGCAATTTATCTAATTCAATTCTTGCTTGTCTCAAAAATGTAATCCTATCTAATTTATCTGTTGTCATTTCGTTTCGACCTAACATCCATATTCTACCAACCCCTTCTCTTTCTGGAATAACTCCATACATTCCCATCACATATCCATGTCTACTAACCATTGTCATACATGGCTTGCTTCTTAGATAGCAATAAAGTAATCCTCCTTTAGGCGTATCTCCTGATACTGCATACAATTCAGCAGCATCTTCTGGTCGCATACTTTCAGCAACATCAACCACATCTTGAAGAACCGAAGTTCTTTGAAAGGCAATTTTTTTTAAAGTCGCTTGGCTCGTGATTGTAACCACCCCTCCCATTCTGCTGATTGTATTCTGCAAGGAACAGGACTGCTACTAAGAATTTCAATCTTAGTGTCGATACTGTTTGCCATTACAGGGACTCTAAAGTTTCCAGTACCAATACCGGGAGCACCCAGTGAAGGAGGACTTGTACCAACAGAGATTCCATTATAAGGATAATCGTTAGCAGTTCTTCCTGCAGGAGTTACTCGTAAAACAAAGTGTGAAGTGTCATCAAAAACAACAGCCCAAGTTCGAATTTGTAATTTTGGTCCTGCTACTACAGCCATGCCACCTGCTGATGGTTGTTCTTTTAAATAAGGTGTACTGAATTCATATCCCATGTCATATAACTCACCAACAAAAAATTTAGCCGAACTCAAATCTCCTTTGACTACCATCGTTCCATTACTACCTGCACCTCCTGTCAATGTCTCACTTGTTGGAGTAATAACCTGACCATGACTAATAGTATTACCAGCAACATCTCTTCCCACAACTGCCATTGTTCCTGTTGTTGCCATTGGATATGGAAGAGTAATTGTTGTTTGAACTCCTAATCCTCCGGGATTTGTAACAGCAGTAGAACAATTTGCTTCAGTTACTTTTCTATCTATTAATAGTTCTATTGTGCTACCTGTATCAACAGTCTCAGGACGTAGTGCAACTTTCTCTAAATAGACACCATCATTGTATTGAATAGTCAAATACATATCACTATCTAAAATTGCAGCTCCTAATATAGTTTTTGCTCCTTTAACTTCCCAATAAGACCAAGCAGATTGCAATTTATTATCACCTTCAAAGAAGAATTTATACATATAAATACGTTTAGGCTGGTCTTTGGAGATTGCTACTATTGCTTCTTCTGAAACTGATGCAATTAAATTTGTTAAATTTCCCGGAATATATCTAGGAATAGCTGAAGTAACTTCATCTGAAAGAGGCACTCCACCTGTTGAATCTGGTAAAAAGAAATCTCTTAATCCACTATATTCTCCTTTAGGAATTGGAAAATAAATAGTCCTACCAACTCCTACAGGATCAACTGTAGCTGCCATCTCAAAACTAGTAATAGCAGTAACATTGGCAGTTTTAGGAGTTAAACTTGTACCTACAGTTGTAGCGCCAGCATCTAATCTAAATTGACCATGACGACTAAATAACAACAAAGTATTAGCAAAGGCAAGACTAGAGGTTAAGAAATTGATCTCAGTACCACCAGTAACCAAATCAATAGGATCACTATCGACAATAGTTTGGATAGTTTCTGGCCAAAATCGGTCATAGTTATCAGCAGCAGAAAGAATTACATTTTCATCTGCCAGAAATACAAGTCTATTTCTAAATAAGTTTATATTTTCTATCTTACTATTTACAAATGAAGGATCTAAAACTGTTGATTCGTCTCCACAAATTCTATGTGACCAATTAAATTCTTTAAAATCAAAAGTGCCATTTGCATTTCTAACTAAAACATGAGGCATAGTTTTTTGATTAAATCCTCTATTAATATCTGGCCCAGCAGTCTCTCTCCAAATACCTCCACCTGTACCACTACCAGCAGAAGCTTCAAACTTTACATAGTAATCATCTAATCCAGTCGTTTTTGTACCTTGTACTTTAACAATAAGTCCATGTTGAGCTAATGTTGGAAGATCAGTAATAGTATCTATTGTCCCTTTAATAGCTTTTGTAAATGTTCCCGTTTTAGTGTCTGAACTTTCTAATTGATAATTACCACCATCATTTTTCTTAATCTGAATAATATAATCTACAACAGTGAAAGTCCATCCACTACTTAATGCCGAAGCAAGAGAATTTCGTAGATTAGTTGCAATAGTTAAGGTGTCAGGCTGCGTACCACCTACTGCTGCTGTTGTATAACTAACATCTGCAAGTGTGCTAGTACCATCAGCACTTTTGATTTTAACTTTATATGTACCTGAATAATCTGCTGCTTTAATAAAGACCATTGAATCCGTACCAAAGGTAGGAGTCATTACGTTATATGCTCCATTACCATTTGTTGTTAAAGACGTACCTGCTGTGTAAGTAAAACTATTTGCATTCGGGACAGAAGCTACATCATATTTTCCATCTACTCCATTTCCTGATGTGCAATCTATTGAGATCCGATCAGACGTAGTAAGACCATGCCCTGTAGAGGTAACGGTAACAGTTGTACCTGATTGATTATAAGTAACTCCATCTTGAAAATATGTAGTAACTACTTTTTCTCTATTAGTAATGAATGTATAGTCTGCAACAGATGCAACTCTAAATCTCTCAGAAGGATCAGCACTATTAGATATATCTAAGTAATCAGTTCCATTAGGCTTATTAACTGTTTTACTACTTCCATCTAAACCAAAAACTTTAATGTCTCCATCTTGAATGAAAACAAGATATTGAGTAGTTCCATCTCTATCAACAATCTTTGTAAAAGGTCTATTAGTTCCAGCATTACCAGCAAATAACTTGGCAACATGTTCCATAGGAGGACGCTTCTTCAAGCCTTCTACTGGACTTGGCATACAATTAACTACTTCCTCTGCTTGAGAAGCCAGTCTTAAAGCTGGAGGCTGTTGGCTAACCCCATTGATCAGGTTAGGAATAGTACTGCTAATTAATGGCATAGTTACCTAATAACGGCACGGCCGGGCATATATGTACTTATAGGGCCAAACCGATTTGGATTTCCTCTAATCATATTGTGTTCACTCTTAGTTGTTTCTTCTTCAACGAATTGTGTTCTTGCTTCTGCTTCTGCCGCCAAATTTAATTTCGTAAGATCTGTACTTCCTATAATTGCTTCTTGAAGTTGTCTACCTGCTCTAGTCATTATGTACTGACGAGCATGTTCAGGAAGATCATCCCAGTCCAACATATAAGTAAGATCAGCTTTTACATCATCAGTAAATTCGAAAGTATGATTTAGGCGATCATATAATTTCCCTCCTTTTTCAATAATGTCATAGTCAGGATAAGCAAGAATATCAACAACTACACGGCTAACATTGCTGCCCACCAAAAGATTTTTATTTGAATCAGGAGTAAGAGTTACCTGATAATCAGTATTAAAACTCCACCCTTCTGCCTGAACTCTACGGCTTACATCAGTAAGGGTGTCATCGGCTTGTTTAGCTAATCCAAATTGACCAGACAAACTATTAACAGGAGCTTCACCCATCATCTGAAGCACTCTATTAACTGCTTCTAATTGACTTGTTTTAAGTAAAGGCATAGTAAAAAGGGGGGCAAAGCCCCCCATAAAGGTCAGCTAGTTGCTGTATAAATTTCAATTGCACAATCAGGACGAAGAACGCCGCTGCCGTGTGCCATAGAACCAACCATGAATGTACCCTGCCATAAAGCATGAACATCAGATCCAGTTTGTTCCATCTTAAGATCCATCAACTTCACAGTACCAACAGCTTGCTTGTTAAACACAAGTGAAACACTGTCAGTAAAGTTTGCGTGATAGGTGTTGTTCTCACCAGTTGCAGCAGAACGGTTTGTAGTTGGAAGGTGGTTGGACTTAATGATATGTAGTCCAGCTACTTTCAATACTGTGCCGTCTGCATAAGCACCTTGGCCGCCCCAGTCACGGTTGATAACGTCTGTTACCTGAGCGAGCTTGTAATACTCGGCAGGGGCCATGACGCAGTATCTATCGTTCTCAGGCAAGTTGTTCTCGTCCATCTGCTGAGCAGCGGAGAACATTGCAGTAGCTAACTGAGCACCAGTAATTGCTGCCTTACTTGAAGCAACAATCTTTACACGTGTACCTCCGGGGAGATCAGTGTTGAAGTTAGTTGCAGTACGTGCTGCTTGTGCAACCATTGCCGCTACATTTTGGTCAAATGTATAAGCTAATGCGTTACCCATCTCAGTTGAGTACTGAGATCTTACATCATAGTGATTCTTGGCTTCATCAATGTCTGCTATGAAAACATTAGATACAAGTTTGTCATCTATGTTAATAGTGGCTTCTGCATGTTTGATTGCGTTGCCTGTCAACTGGGTGCCCGGAGTATGATAGGCAGTTGAAGAAAGTCCAATTATTGGAAATTGGGCTGATTTTCCTGATGCAATTGTTCTAACTGTATGCAATTGCTCGAATACAGTAGCCTTACGAAAGGCTGAAAGCACTTCTCCTGAGAAGACTTTCAAGAATAATTCGTTAAGATTAGCGTAGTTCGCAGTACCGGTGTTATTTACATAACCCAGCCGCGAAGCTGTAAAGTTAGCCATACAAAATGACCTAGATAAATGAAAAAAATTGGGTGTATTTCCCCGACCTAATCTTCATTTACTCTGGGTATCCTCCGCAAAGGGCCGTTGTAGTTGCAAGAAGGGTCTAGGTACTTAAATATTAGCAAAGAAGTTATTATTTACTAATTTAACGTGACTGATATACCAAAAATAAACGTTCCGAGAATTGAACCTATACGTGTTTGGCAAATTGAACCACCTCAATCTTTAAATATTCCGGCTCCTATAACTGTGCAATTAGGTTTTCCTGTTATAGATATGCCCGGATGTGTTGAAGCACGACGAGATAATAGGGAGAATAGTGCATTAGTAACTAACGACCCAAAAGGAAATGTTGTCTTATGCCAAGCGCAGTATCCAAGCTACAACGCAATGGATTACACGCCAAAAGAACTTATATATCCACCGGAGAACGAGGAACAAAGATATCCACAACCACCCATCCCAGCAGCGGATGCACCTCCCGCCAAGAAAATCGAGGATTGCCCGCCACTTGGAGCAGCGGAGGTTGGCACTAAAATCGAAGATGGCCGGAAAGAAATAATTGCATATCAACTAATTGGAAACAAGTGCATTACGCAATACAAGAAACTAACAACGACACAGCAAATTGTTAATGCAATTCCCC